CTGCTGCAACAGGCACGGTTGTAGAAATTGGCATCGTTTTAGATACACAAAGTTCCAACAAAAGTATATCAGCGATGCCTTGTTATTACAAGCAGGGCACTTTTTGTGCCTAATTTTGGGAGGCTGATATGGATTATATTCGTAGGTCATTCACATATAATGGTAAACGGTATTGTGTGTATGGAAAGAATGAGCGAGAAGCGATTGAAAAGCTTGTATTAAAACGTCAAGCTCTTGAGAATGACGAATTGGTTAATCCTGCAAAACGAACAGTATCATCATGGGCGATTGAGTGTGTTGAGACATATAAGGTACGGCAAAGCTCTATCACTCGTGAAAAGTATTTGCAAAAGATGCAGTCATATGTTCTTAATGAAATTGGCTCTATGCTTCTCAAGGATGTGTCACCTATCGTATGCCAGCAGGTATTAAATCTTAAGGCTGATAAGTCTAAAGCTACTATAAATGATACATACCAAATGCTACGTTTTATTTTTAAGTATGCGAAAATCAATAAATTTATCAACAGTGACCCAACGGAGCACCTCGCAAAACCAACTGGATATTATAATCCTAGACGATCACTCACAGTTGCGGAAGAGCAGCACTTTTTAAATGTGCTAGGTAAACATTATGAACCTCTTTATTTTGCATTAATGTATTATGCTGGATGCCGACCATCTGAAGCTTCATTGGTTGAATTCAGAGATATAGTAATGCGTGAGAATATCAGATATTTACATATACGCGGAACAAAGACAAAGGCAGCCGACAGATACATTCCAATCGTAGATGGACTTGCGCAGTTTATTCCCTCTTCAGCTAGTCCTTTTGAGCTACTCTGTAAAAATAGATATGGGAAGGCTTTGAATAAAGATAACAAAAGGCGAGCATGGGCTCACCTCTGTAGGTTAATGAATATTGATATGGGATGTAAAGTATATAGAAACCAACTGTTACCACCATTCCCACTAGCTACAGATATTTCTGCATATTCGTTGCGACACACATTTTGCACAAATCTGCAAAAGCGAGGTGTAGATATCCGAACGGCTCAGTACCTTATGGGACATGCCGATATTCAAATGACAGCCAATATATATACACATGTTGATTTTGAAATTATTAACCAGGCAGCAGCGTTAATGTGATACCGTGTTACACGCTGTGATATAGGATACTGAAACCGTTGATATGCCTAATTATTCAGCTGTACTCCTAAAGCGGGTGTCGGAGGTTC